AAAATGGCGTACAGAGCATGTTGCCAGTTTGTTCTTTTTTGTTGCGAATAGTTCGCATCTAGGACGATTTCAAATAGGGATTGATAGTGATAATCATTCGCAACTAGAAATATTGAGAATAATAATGAGAATCATTCGCAATTGGGATACCTCCTATTTAGTGACACTAAATGGTAATGAGAATCATTCGCAATAAGGTATCTGTTTTCCAAAATATCCTAAATGAGAATGAGTATCAATTGCATCCGGCCTAAAAAATCTGTGGCTCCGGCTAGTCATCATTATATTAGGAAGCTCATATAAAATTAGCAAAATACATGGGTCTAAAATTCTACCAATGTCGGCCTACTTAAGTACTAATTATATTATACTTTAGTATATTTTATTATTTTTTTTATTTTAGTACTTGTGTAATTAGATATTATAGTGTATAATAGTACTATGTATAATTTAGAAGAAAATTTATTAGAGTCTTTTATAAACCTTAAGGGACTCCTCTCACAAAAAGTAGAACAACAATCTAAATCAGACTTCCTTACGTTTGTCCGACTGATGGCTCCTTCCCTTGTGTCTGACTTCATGATGGGTAATCACATTAAATTAATCTCTAATAAACTTAAGGATCTTGAAGAAGGAAAAATAAAAAGACTAATGGTCTTCCTACCTCCTCGTTCCTCTAAGTCAGTCATCTGTTCTAAATTATTTCCTGCATGGTATATAGGTAGAAATCCCACTCATGAAATACTAACTGTATCTCACAGTGATCAGTTGTCTTCTGACTTCGGCAGGTCTGTCAGAGATGTCGTCAACACAGAAGACTTCAATAAAATATTCAGAGGTGTCCAACTCAGGAGTGATGTCAGGGCAGCAGGTAAATGGAAGACGAACCAAGGCGGTACTTACTATGCTGCTGGTGTCAGATCACAGATAGCAGGTCGAGGAGCGCACATAGCTATCCTAGATGACGTAATGTCTGAAGAAGATGCCTTCTCTGATGCAGGTAGAAGGTATATTAAAGAATGGTATCCAGCAGGATTAAGAACAAGACTTATGCCGAATGGATCTATCGTCATTATCAATACCAGATTTCACTACGATGATCTTTGTGGATGGCTCCTGAAACAACAGGAAGACATGAGCGAGTATGAGACAACTCCTTGGGAAGTTATAAAGATACCTGCATGGCTTGATGAAAAGGCAGCAGACTTACTGGAATTACCTGTAGGAGGAAGTTACTTCCCTGAATGGAAACCAGATAAAGTCTTGCAAACAGATGAGAACGAAATAAAAGCAAGTAACGGAAGCCGCTACTGGAACTCTCTCTACATGCAAGATCCCACTCCTGAAGAAGGAGGATTAATAAAAAAGAGATGGATACAGTTCTGGGAAGAAGATAACCCTCCTAACTGTGATTTTCTAATACAAACTTATGATACTGCCTTCTCTACCAGAACGACAGCAGACTTCAGTGTGATCCAGACATGGGGTATCTTCAATATGTATGATCAGGATGAACAAGGCTATGAAAGTTTTGTTCCCCAACTAATACTACTAGGAAATATCAAGGGAAGATTTGAATATCCTGAACTTAGAAGGCTTGCACAGAAACTCTACAACGACCATAGACCTGATGTCTGTATGGTAGAGAAGAAAGCCAGTGGGCAATCTCTGATACAGGACATGAGGAGAGCAGGACTGCCAGTAATGGAATATAATCCTGACAGAGACAAAGTTGCCAGAGTATATGCAGCTTCACCTATTATGGAAGCAGGGCGTGTCTGGATACCAAAGGGAAAGAAGTGGTCTGATGATCTGGTAGAAGAACTTATCAGATTTCCCAATGCTGCTCATGATGATCAGGTAGACGCAATGACAATGGCAATCCACTATATGAAGGAGTCTTGGCACTTAACCCATCCTGATGATCCTGAGTGGGAAGATGAACCAAGATCAGAAAAAAATACATATTGGACATTTTAACTTGTGAAATAGTTAATTTTATGTTATAATAGTGTAGGGACTAAAAGGGGAATAATATGGTAGCATCATCACTATTTAAATTAGCTGGTCGGATAGCATCTAGAATGGCTGATAGATCAGTTGACTCTGGTCTTCCCAGAATTGAAAAGCTATTTGGAACACCTCCCAGAACTCCCTTTCCAACCACAGTAGAAAAAATTGCTTTTGGTGACGAAGCCTTCGCTAGAGGTCCGTATGAGTTTGGAGGACCGCCAAAAAAATATACAGGACCAATGGAAGAAGTAGACGAAGTAATACTAGATGCTCCTCTTAGCAGATCTGAAAGAGATTACTTTGCAGGTTTGTCCAGAGAGCAACGTCCCGGTATAGGTCATAATAGACCGCCTGTAGAAGAAGTTATTGATACAGAAGACATTTTAAAAAGAACAAGAAAATTTTATCCCGAAGCTAGAATTGAGGAAGGAACACTTCAATATAATACTCATAATTATTGGGATAAGAATTTAGAATATAATGCACTTAGGAAAAGTCCTAAAGAAACTAGTACACATGCTGATCTTGCTTATCAACTTGAAGCAGCAGGAGATAATTTAAGAGAACTTACAAAAGGTAGACCCGAACATCCTATATCTGGAAACAAGGGTTATATAGTAGAGAAAATAAATAGGCTTGAACGATCAGCAAAAAATAGGCATCCAGACGATGCATTTGGAAATCGTGAAAAATTATCTAAAGATGATAAAATAAAATTAGACAAAATAAGAGAAGATGCTAGTAAAATTCCTGTTTATTCAGAAGAGACAAAACTAGCTAAAGCTATTATCATGAATGTAATCGAGAATCGTCCTGATTCTTTACTTAAAAACATAAAAAAATATAGAGATATAATGGGATTACCAGATATAGTAGAACCATTTAAACATGGTGGTGGTCTTTCCAGTATTAATAAACCTATTACTATAAATGGACAAGAACACAATCTAGCATGGATCAGACCAGATGAAGCTTCTGCTCTGAAAGCTATGGGTGGTAGTGGTAAGAAGGTAGGTGGTATCCCTGCTTATTTTGATGCTTGGAGTATGGGAGAAACTCCTACTCCTGAAGAAGTATATTCTGTACCAGAACCTGAGACTGCGGCTGATGTCGAGCAATTTATGGAAACTTATGAACAGCCTACTGCAAAAGACTATGCTGATCTTCCAGAGGCATACACCTATAAAGCAGATATAGAAAAAAGGGATCAAGATGATTTTTGGAATAGACCTTCTGATGATCCTACCGAATACCAAAAAATATATGACAGACCCGAATTAGATATATATAAGACTAAATTAATCGAGAGATTAGGTGTACCGGGAATGGAATCTTATATGAAAGGATTAGGAACATCTGGACTTAGGCAGATGGTAGATAAGTTTCATACAGGATATGATTTCGGTGGTCCTATGGGTACAATGGAAGGACTAACAAGAAATATAGCATTAGACTATGCAAGTAAATTAGGACTTAAAAAATTATCAAAAGAGCTTAAAGAATTAAAAGAAAGAAAGTTATCAGATGAAGAGTTGGAGAAAGAAAAAGAAAATATTTTATCACGATACCAAGGTATAGCTGATGATCTTGGTGGAAAATTTATTCCACAAAAAGAGTTTAAAGGAATGTATGGAGATTTTGATAAAACATTAGAAAAGTCTGGTTTAAAAGGTACACTCGCTGGAACAGCTTTAGATTTTTTTAAACCGGGCTCACTTTTAGATAAAGGTATTTCAGCAGGATTAAATGCTTTAACTAAAGCTTTTGGAGTTGTAGGAGAATTTACAACTCCAGAAGGAAAAACTTTCCGGGTAATGGATGACGGAACTTTAGTTGAACCAGATATGCCTCCTGATCCTAGTAGTGTAGATGAGGGTACTGTAGAAGTTGATAAAACAGTAGAAGCTGTAGTAGCTCCAACTTCTGAAACAGTAGCAGAAGTAGAAGCAGGACCAATGGAGACATTTCAAGCAGGTTTAGAATCAATAGAAAGTAATGAAGGAATTAAGAACAGTATACAAATATTAATGGATCAATATGGAATTTCAGAAGGCGAAGCAAGAGTAATGCTTGGCTTAGATGTTAATATAGCATAGGATAAGATATGGCAACAGAAAGAAATCCCTTCGATAAAATACCACAGGAAGTATCTAATGTAGTTCCTATGGCTCCAGCCGAACAAACTGATATAGATGCTACGTTTGAAGTAGCAGATGATGGTGGAGTTATAGTTGATTTTGCAAGTGAAGATATAGTTATGGAGCCTTCCGAAAGTATTGCAGAATGGTATGGTGATTTATGTGAGACACTTGATGAAAATGAATTATATGAAATATCGAGTGATGTAATAGAAAACTATCAGGCAGATAAAGATTCAAGAGGTGAATGGGAGTCTATGTTTGAAAGAGGTTTTGAATTACTAGGACTTAAACTTCAACCGGGATCAGAACCTTTTGAAGGAGCCTGTACAGCCGTACATCCACTTCTGATTGAGTCGGCAGTTAAGTTTCAGTCTAAAGCTTCAGGAGAACTCTTTCCTAGTTCTGGCCCTGTCAAAGCTAACATTATGGGTAAGCATACACCCGAAAAACAAATGCAAGCTAATCGGGTACAGAACTTTATGAACTATCAGTTGACTGAGCAGATGCCAGAATATTTTGATGAGTTTGAAAGAATGCTGTTCCATCTTCCTCTGATAGGATCTGCTTTCAAAAAGATATACTATGATTCAACTTTGAAACGTCCTGTCTCAGAGTTTATACCGATAGATCAGTTCTATGTATCTTACTTCGCAACTGATCTTAGGAATGCAGATAGATATACCCATGTTATTTATCGTAGTCCTGTAGAAATAGAAAGAGATATAAGAGCAGGAGTTTACAAAGACGTAGAACTACCTGAACCTAATCAGACAAATATAACATCCTTTACAGCAAAGATGGATACAATACTAGGTATATCTCCTAGTTCAGATAAAGATCCCCAATATATATTACTTGAGCAACACTGTTATCTGGATATAGAAGGTAAAGATCAGTCATTGCCTTATATCGTAACAGTAGAAGAACAAAGTAGAATAGTATTAAGTATTCGCAGGAACTATGAACAAGATGATCCTAATATGGAAAAGAGAAGTCACTTTGTTCATTACAGGTTTGTACCCGGATTTGGTTTTTATGGATTGGGCTTGATACACTTCCTTGGTAATTTAACAATGAGTGCAACCGCTGCAATGAGATCCCTGATTGATGCAGGACAATTTGCTAATTTACCCGGAGGTTTCAAGGCTAAGGGAATTAGAATCGTTGGTGACAATGAACCTATTTCCCCCGGTGAGTTCAAGGAGGTTGAAGCAACTGGAGTAGATCTTGCAAAGGCTATTATTCCTCTCCCCTATAAAGAGCCTTCCTCTACTCTATTCCAGATGTTACAATTTGTAGCTTCTGCTGGTCAGAAGTTTGCAGACAGTACAGAGCAGATTGTTTCTGATGCTGCCTCCTATGGACCCGTTGGAACAACGATGGCCCTCCTTGAAGCCAGTAGCAAGTTCTTCACAGCTATTCATAAACGAATACATAAATCTCAGAGAGATGAGTTTAGAGTTCTTGCCAAAATAGATTATGATTATCTTCCAGAAGAATATCCTTATGATGTTCCTTTTGAAGACCGTAGTATATTTAAAAATGATTTTGATGGCAGAGTAGATATTGTTCCTGTATCAGATCCTAACATACCTAGCAATGCCCATCGTATGATGATGGCTAATATGGCTATGCAAATGGCACAGCAATCACCTCCCGGTATGTTTAATCTGGAAGCCCTGAACAGAACAATTCTTAATGCAGCAAATATGCCTAACCTTGAAGAAATTCTACCTCCCAAGATAAAACCGAAGCCTATGGACCCGGTTTCTGATATAATGGCTGCTACAAAGGGAATACCCATAGCAGCCTTTCCGGGGCAGAACCATGATGCTCACATTCAAACTAAGATGGCATATCTACAAGATCCTGCCAATGGTGCTAATCCTATTATGCAAAGAATACGTCCTATTATAGAAGCTAATATACAAGAACATTCTGTCCTCAAATATCAAGAACAAATGAATGGAGTAGCACAAGGAATATTAGAACAGGCTGGACCAGAGCAAGCACAAAATCCTGCTGTAGTTGAAATGGCTATGGCTCAAGCTGCTCAACAGGTAATGAATGCTAATCAGGCTATGGGCATGGCTCAGTCTCCAGAACAACAGTTAGTAGCTCTTGAACAAGCTAAAGTAGAATTAGAGAAACAAAAGCTACAATCTGATACAATGGTACAAGCTGCTGAAATGGAACTCAAGAATAAAAAACTTGAGCTTGATGAAAACGAACAATTAATAGATATGCTTAAAGATGGTGCAACTGAAAACTTTAAGAAAGAAAAAGCAGAACTTGATAGAGAATCTAAAAAAGAATTAAAGTCTTTAGAAATTCTTGGCAAGATTGGAATAGAAGAAGCTAAAATAAATTCTCAAGATGAACGTGCTAAAGAAAAAATTATGAAAGAAATTTTAGAACAAAATAAAAAAGATAAAAGAGATCTAGATATGAAAGGTCTTGAAGCCTTAGTTAAATTAGCAATAGAAAAATCTAAAGAGGAGTAGTAAAATGGAGAAGACAATAAAGATTCCAGAGATGAAGAAAGGTAAAGGCTATATTAGTTATAATAAAACAAGCTCTGATAAACCAGTAACTTATGGAGATCCTTTCAAAAGTGATTGTATCGGAGATTGGGAAATGGTAGCTGACCTTAATGAGTGGGGTTATGATGAATTTAAATTTCCAAATCCTAAAAAAGGTAAATAAACTTACCTTATGGAAATTTGGGATGAGGTGATTCAGGAGTTTAATGATGAGATTCAAAAACTCAGAATTACATTAGCCAGTGGGAATGCTGAAGATTATGCACATTACAGACAGCTTGTAGGTTCAATACAAGGTCTGGAATGGGCCAGAGGTAATCTCACTGAAATTATTAAAAAACGAACATATGGAGATAATGAGGAGTAAAATGCAACAAGTACAAATGGGTAAAGCAGTTAAAAATAATCTATGGATTACAGATCCAGAAGAAGTAGACGATCCAGAAGTACTACCCGAATTACCGGGATTTCATGTACTGGTACGTCCAGTATCTGTTAAGAGCCAAACAAAAGGTGGTATTCTTTTACCAGACTCAACAAAGGATGATATATCATACCTTACGACTGTAGGTAAAGTCCTATCTCTTGGTGATTTAGCTTATCTGGATAAAGATAAGTTTCCTGCTGGAGCATGGTGTAGTATAGGAGATTATGTGTGTTACGGTAAACATGCGGGTACAAAGCTTTTTTATAAAGGTGTAAGATTAATTTTACTGTTTGATGATCAAATTACCATGAGAGTTGAAGATCCAAAAGATCTAGATCCTACATTTAATTTGGGAAATCGTTAATTTTATGGTATAATATAGTTACGTTAAATCGTTGAACTCGTAGACAACGGAGGTTATAATGAATGAAGAAAAAGAAGAATGGGGAAATATAGAAATCCCGAATGAAGAGCAGAAAGAAATTGAATTTGAAATAGAAGAGGAAGCTGAACCAGAACAAAAGGCAGAACCTCAGAAAGAAGAGAAGCCACCAGAGTTAGATGGTATCGAAACAAAGGGTGCTGAAAAAAGAATAAGACAATTAATAAGACAAAGAAAAGAAAGAGATGAACAGATTACTGCTCTCATCCAAAAAAATGAGGAACTTTCAGGAAGCCTCAGAACAAAAGATAAGGAAGTAACTCAAGTTAATAAATTAAGTCTTGATGCTTCTGAGAAACAATTAACTGATAAACTTGAGCTTGCCAGAACAGTTTATATGGAAGCTTTTGAAGAAGGAGAAAAAGAAAAGCTTTTAAAAGCACAAGAGATGTTGAATGAGGCACAGACAGATCTGAAGGCAGTATCTTCTGCTAAACGAAATTATGAAGAAATAGAAGAAGTTGCTCCAGTACAACCTCAACATCAACCTCTTCCTCAACAAACTACTGATCCTAGAGCCGAAGAATGGGCTTCAAAGAATAGTTGGTTTGGACAGGATAATATAAAGACTGCTGCTGCATTGGCTATAGATGCAGAACTTAAAAGCGAAGGATATGATCCTACTGACAATGATTTTTATCAGGAAATTGATAATAGATTAAATAAGGCTTTCAATCAAGAAAGTCAGGAACGTGTGCAGGAAAATCCGTCAACACCTGCTCAAGTAGTATCGGGGGCTTCACGTTTGTCTCCATCCAATTCTAGTAAAGTTAAACTATCTAAAGAAGATGTAAGACTTGCACAGAAATGGAATATACCACTTGAACAGTATGCTGCCGAAAAGCTGAAGGTTTCAGATGCTGATGGCAACTATACTAATATCACTTAAACGTGGAGGAATGAAATATGACAACACGAAATGAAACACGTAGTAATACTAATCGGGAAGCTAAAACAAGAGAAGAAGAATATGTCTTTGAGGAGCCAGATGCCCTTTCTGTACCAGATTCGGTACAAGCAAGATTTGACGCAGAGGATATGTCTTTACGTTGGATACGCATATCTGTAAAAGGACAAGATGACATCACTAATGTTGGTAAGAACCAGCAACAGGGATGGGTCTTCGTAACTCCTGATGAAGTTCCTGAAATGGCAATTACATCCTTCGTAAGGGAAGATGGTCGTTACCAAGGTGCAGTCTGTCGTGGAGATGTAGCTTTGGCTAAGAAACCAACTGCCAAGGTAAAGGCCAGACAGAAATTCTATGAGAAGAAGGCCAATGATATGATGGATGCAGTTAATGCACAACTAATGAAAAGCTCTGATTCTCGTATGCCAATTTCTAATTCAAGTAAATCAGTAACAACCAGAGGTCGGCAACCTTCTTTTCAAGACTAGTCGATCTCTAAACTATAAGGAGATGAAACATGTCTACTACAAAAGCATTTCGTGGCTTCATCCCTGCTCGTATGAAAGGTGGTGCTTATAATAATGAGGCAGTGACGGATATGATCACACTAACCTCAACAGGACAAGCACAAACTCCTAGTAATAGTATTTTTACTGGTGATCCAGTAGTATTACCGGGAGCTAACTTTACAACTATATCTCCGTATATAGCAGCAACTCTTAAACCTTCAGGGGTTTTTATGGGTTGTCAGTATGTGGAAAATGGAGAGCAAAAGTTCTCCCGGTATTGGCCGGGTGGGACGAGTGCCACAGACGTTAAATTTTTTGTAATAACAAATCCTGATCAGACTTATTACATCCAATGTTCTTTATCTTTATCGGCTGCTGAAGCTGCTATTGTAAAGAACTACACAGCTACAGTTAGTTCTACTGCCTCTTCAGGTAGTACTGTTACTGGACAATCAAGCTATTACTTGCTTGCTGCTAGTGGTGCAGAAACTGAACTAGCTTGCCGTGTAATTGGTCGTGCTAAGTTTCCTGATGAGGGCAATGACGATGCATACCCAATCGTAGAGGTCTGGTTGAATACACACCGTGATCGTTACGTGACGGCTACGGCATCTACGGCTTAATAGGAGGGATTAATCATGGCTATAAATAGAGCTAGTATTAGCAAAGAACTCCTTCCGGGCCTAAATGCCATATTCGGAATGGAGTATGGAGAGGTAAATAATGAATTAGAACCTCTCTATGAAATTGAAAACTCAGATCGTGCATTTGAAGAAGAAGTACTTTTCACCAGCTTTGGTTCAGCACCAACGAAAGGTGAAGGGGCTGCTGTTTCGTATGATGATGCTCAGGAAAGCTACACAGCACGTTATACTGCTGAAACTGTAGCATTGGCTTTTGCCGTAACTGAAGAAGCAATGGAAGATAATCTTTATGATACCTTTGCTAAACTTCGGGCTAAAGGTCTAGCCAGAGCAATGGCTAATACGAAACAAGTTAAAGCTGCTAATGTTTTCAACAATGGTTTCAGTGATACTATTGGTGATGGACAGGCTTTCTTTTCAGGTTCACATCCAACTGTAGGTGATGGTAATCAGAGCAACTTAATTGCTGCATCTGATCTATCTGAAGCTACACTTGAAACTGCATTAACCAATGTACAGAAGATCAAAGATGATCGAGGTATCCTAATTGGTGCAAGTGCTGTTTCTCTGCATATTCCTGTAGACTCATGGGCAATTGCAGATCGTATTTTATCTAGCCCCGGCAACACTCAAACGAGTCAAGCTGCTGCTAATCCAAATACGAATGCAATTAATGCTACTCGTCACTTGGGTATGCTACCTGACGGCTATCATATCAACCGAAGGTTCTCTGATACAACTTCTTGGTTTATCAAGACTGACGTACCAAACGGAACTAAAATGTTTGTACGTTCACCTCTTCAAACTAAGATGGAACCTGACTTTGATACTGGTAATCTTCGATTTAAGGCAAGGGAACGATATAGTTTCGGTGTCTCAGATTGGAGAGGATGGTTCGGTAGTCAAGGATCATAAGTCTAACTGTGGGGAAGTGGCTCTAGTCACTTCCCTACTACTATAAGGAGCAGATATGACTACAAACGTAAAAGTAGCACAAAATGTAAGTAGTGATGGAGCAATCATAACAGGCTTTCGTTATATTGATACCAACACAACTTTAGGAGATGAGGGAACTGGTTCTGATCCTTCTCCATCTACAACCCGTGTTCTTGCTATTCATACTTATTCAACTCTTGCAGGTGAGATTGTTCTGTCAGGATCAAAACAGATTACAAATAAATCAGCTAAAGGAACAGCTATTCGTTACCGTGTAGGAGCAACTGATTCTAATGATCAGTATATAGGAGATATGGGAGTAGGAGTTTTTGGTATTGTTAGTGTAGCCACTTCTGGAACAGGAACGATGGCTCCAACAATTACATTGTATCTAGGCTAACAATGCCTAATTTTGCATATTTAAAAACAGATTTAATTAATACGACTGAGAACGACTCTACTGAATTTTCCTCTCAAGTTTCGGCTTTTGTAAAGAAAACAGAATTTCGTATGGTTAAAGATCTGGATGACTCTGGACTAGATGAGTATACTAATATATCGGTATCATCTGGCAATGCTGGTACTGTGTCTTTAAATGATAGAGTTCGTATTGTTCGTAATGTAAACTTTAAGGTAAGTACAGGGACAACTGTAACAAACTTACTTCAAAGAACAGTAGAGTATGTTAATGATTACTGGCCTGTTAGTGCATCTACAGGTACACCTAGATACTATACAAGAAAAAATAATTCTAGTATTAAGATAGTACCCACACCAGTTTCAGCACTTACAGTAGAAATACAATCACAATCTCAGCCACTACCTCTAGCTTCTGCTACAGGTACAAGTGTAACAACCCAAAATTATTTTAGTGATTATTGTTATCAAGCTCTCTTTGCAGGATGCATGGTAGAAGCTACAATGTATATGAAAGATTGGAATACACTTCCAGTATGGCAGAACGAATATCAAACAGCTATAGCAACATTACGTAATCAGGCTAGAAGGACTCGACAGGATGATATGGCAGTTGCAGCTTCTCCTGCTGGCGGTCCCGATACAATCACTCAAGGGGCAAGTTAATGGTTAATAGAGCTAGTATTAGACAAGAGATTATGAAGCCGGGATTAAAAAAAGGCGGTAGAATTAAAAAGAAAAAGAAATTAAATATTAAGAAGGCTATTAAAAAACCGGGATCATTACGTAAGTCTCTAGGTATTAAGAAGGGAAAGACTATCCCTAAGTCAGTTTTAAATAAGGCAGCGAAGGCTCCCGGTAAATTAGGACAAAGAGCTAGGTTTGCCAAGACATTAAAGAAATTACGAAAGAAGAAAAGGAGAGGTTAAAATGGGATTAGGACCACATACATTATTAAAGTATCCACCAGATCTGAAAAAGATACTAGGTAAGCCTACAGGTCAAGGATATGGTGCAGCTAGAAAGGGACCAGATGTTGTAGGTCCACCACAGGATGTTGTTGTTGAGGAGGATTATGAACAAGGAAAAGCTTTTAAAATAGATACCTCTGATAAAGACAGTACATATGGGGAGGCTTAATTATGTCAGTACGACCACCTACTTCACAAAGAAAAACAGGACAATTTAGTTCTAGGGCTGAAAAAATAAAAGCTCTCAAAGAACGATCAAGGAAATTAAATCCTTTATCTCCTACCAGAAAAAAAATAATGCAGCAGATAAAAAAGTTAGAGGCAGCATCTAAACCAGTGCCTAAAAAATTTACATATACTGGAAAAAAAATAGGAGATAAGAAGACAAAAACAGGACAATTTAAAGAAAAAACTCCTAAAGTTAAAACTCCTCTCTTTAAATTAAAGGATGATCCAAGTAAAAGATTAAGAGAAAAAAGATTAGCTGAAGAAAAAGCTAACAGAGAAAAAGTTAGATTAGCTAAAGGAAGAAAGGCTTCTGAGAAATTACAAGATATTCCTCCTATTAAAAAAGTAGACAGAGGTAAACCCGGAAGAACTATAGGAAAGCAAGTAGGAAAAAGTAGAACAGCAGTAAAGGGAAAAGTTGATCCATTAGCTGTTAAAGATAAGTCTATGACTAAAAAGAAAATATCACCTGTAGATAAATCTCCTAAAACCTATGGAGGTAAATTTACTACTAAAACTAAACCAAAAATAGTAGCTGCTAAAAAGAAACCTAAGAATAGATTAGAGATACTTAAAGAGAGAAGTAAAACAACATCTACTCAAAAAACAGATTATATAAATCCTAGAGATCCAAAAAGACTAGAAAAAATACAAAAAAGAAAATTAGGTAGAACAGCAGTAAGTGATATGCTGAAGGCAAGGCAAGCAAAACCTACTAGTAAAGATATTACGTCTGGTAGAGATGCAGAGGCAAAGAGAAAGGCAGCTAAAGCTAAACAACAAGCAAGTCGTGCTAAAACACGTACTGGAACATTTAAAGATCTTTATAAAGGTCAAAAAGATAAAAGACCTGCTACAGCAGTATCTAAAGCTAGAACATTTAAAGATCCTTATAAAGATCAGAAAGATAGAAAACTTGGTACAGCAGTACCTGTAAGGAAAAAGGTAGTTAAAAAGGCAGTTAAACAGAAAGTTCCTTCTAAATTAATAACAACACCTAAAACTAAAACATTTACAGATCCTTATAAAGATCAGAAAGATAGAAAACTTGGTACAGCAGTACCTGTTAAAACACCTGTAAGTAAAGTAGTACCAAAAAAACCTATGGGTAAGGCTATGTCAGATAGACCTGAAGGCCGGAGTCAAAGAAAAGATTACGACCACTTTCTTAAAAGTAGAGGTGGTATAGAAGGATTTCAGTTTAATTTATTTGGTAAAAATAAAACAGTTGCAGAAGCAAGTAAAGCAGCTAAAGAAGCTTATGATGAAGAACAACGGGATCGTAAAAAAATATCACAACAGGATTTCTATCAGTACGGAGAAGGCCGAAGATCTCAACTTAAAAAAGGTGGTATGGTTAAAAGAAATAAAGGTGGGGCTGTAAGAGGCGTAGGTCAGGCTCTTAGAGGATTTGGTAATAATTCTAGATATTCTAATAAAATGTATTAGGGAGGATTAAGATGGCAGGAATGACAAGAGTGGGACTTTATCCAGCAGAAATGGCAAGGGCTGGTACAATGTCCGAAGAAGATCGTCTTCGTTATATGAAGAAGGGTGGTAAAATCGGAAAGAAAAAGAAAAAGAAACAAGGATATAAAGCCCGTAAAGATGAATCGATTGCGATGAGAGTCAAGAAGAAACGAACCAAGAAACAACTCAAGGCAAGTCGAGATGAATCCTACGGTAAGTGGGGTAAAGGTAAAGGTAAAGGAAAGATCAATCGTTCTGGAGATGCTTTAGTTGCTGCTCAATACGATTAATAAAGAACTTTATGAGAAGTCTGTACGAGAAGGTTTTGATGATTATTCATTAATAGATTATAGTATTCCTAAAGTTAATCGAGAAAACTATAAAACTTTTAATGAATATTTTCAAGATCTTTCTAATTATATTTATGTAAAATATAGGTATACTTATGGTAGTAAATATAAGAAAAATAAATGACCAATGAATGTATACATTGTGAGCATCCTTGTCACTGTGATATGATGTGTTCTTTTCATGATGGTGAAGATATGTGTAAATGTGATGAATGTAATTGCAGACCCTCCGATTGGGGAGAACCGACAATAGATATGGAGTAAAAATATGATCATGAATTTTAAACATTTAAGAGATGTAAAATTAAATTATATGAGACATTTAATATTTACATGGGTTGAAAGTATAAGAGGAACACTGGTCATGATTGGATTAATTATACATGGAGTATTTCCTTTTATTTTACCGAATATGTTTTCTTCTTATATAGAAGGGGCTACTAAAAGAATTAAAACGATAGGAACATAATGGCAGTCTCAGGCACATATAATTTTAATCTGGATATAGATGAAGTAATCCAAGAAGCTATGGAAATGATTGGGGGTGAAGATACTCTTGGTCATGAGCCAGCTTCAGCCAGACGTTCTATCAATCTTATGTTAAGAGATTGGCAGAATAGGGGTATACTTCTCTGGACTACCAGTACTACGGCTGTAACAGTAGTTGCTTCGACTACTGCATACGATCTGGCAAGCAGTACGATTAATGCTCTTGAAGTTGTTATCAGTAGAGATAATACAGATGTTAAACTAACTCGTATTACTCCTGAAGAGTACTTGATTATTCCTGCCAAGACACAAACAGGTAAACCTAATCAGTATAGTGTTAGAAGGAAAAGAGATAATCCAGTAATGTCTGTATGGCCGATACCAGATAATTCTACAGATATTTTAAAAATAGAAATAGTTAAAGAAGTTGAAGATACAAATAAATCTGCTGATCAAAATGCAGATGTACCAAAAAGATTTTTACCAGCATTAACTTGTGGATTAGCTTACTATATGTCTATGAAAAGACCTCTGGTAGCCGACACAAAAATTGCTATGTTGAAAACAAACTATGAGGAAAAGTTAGGAAGAGCTATGGAAGAAGATAGAGAAAGAGCCAGTATCTATCTATTGCCTCGTCTAACTTTTTATAATTAATGGCTACACAAAGGAATGCTCTAGCTCAATGTGATATCTGTGGTTTTGTATATCCACATAGAGTAATGAGATTAAATAGTTATGGATTAGTGGTATGTCCACAGGATTTTGAAGGTCAATTTGATTTAAAAAATAACCCTCAAAATAAAGTACCAAGAGTAAAAGATAACCCTGCTATTAGAAATCCTAGACCTGATACAGGTGGTAGAGGAACTACATGGGATAAGACTGTTACATGGATAACAGTAAATCCTACAACTCTGGCAGAAACAAGACATACAACACAGTATGATGATGCTAACAAAAGTTGGGATGCAATATGACAGACTTAACAGGAAAATTAATATCAGATACCTATAAGCAGTTACTACAGATTAATGCCAGTACAACAAATACTGGAGTAAAAACTTCAATAACAAACGTACAATCAGGGGATGGAACAGCTAGTGCTTTAAATATTGGGACATCGGCAGTACAAGTTTCAGGTACTTTTAGAGTACATGGACATGCTAGTGTAAGTGGAAGTTTACTTGTAAGAGATAAAGTTTGTGCAAGTTCTTTTTTTGGAGATGGTTCTAATCTTACTGGTATTACAGCTTCTGTTGGTGGAGATATATCAGTCAGTCATGCTATAATAGGTGGAACCTTATCTGTAATAGGAAATGCAGTATTTGAATCTAATGTAACTGTAAGTGGTACATTTGATGTGGCAGGTAATACAAGTATAGGAGGAACATTAACAGCTACTGGTGCTACTCAATTAGGTTCTACCGTAACGGTAGTAGGTAAGGGAGTATTTGAGGGAGATGTTTCGGTTAGTGGAGATCTTGATGTAGCTACTAATGCTTCAGTAGGTGGAACATTGGCAGTAACAGGAGCTAGTACATTTACAGCTAAGTCAGAATTTAAGAATGATGTATCAGTAAGTGGAAGACTTGATGTAGCTACTTCTGCTTGTATTGGAGGTATTGCCAAGTTTAGAGATGATGTATCTGTAAGTGGAAATCTTAATGTAGTCGGAAATGTAACAGCTAATAAGTTTTATGGAGATGGCTCTGAACTAACAAATGTTGAAGCAGAACTAGGGATAGCTACAAATATTTCAGTATCGGGATTTATACATGCAGGTGGAAGTGTATCAGTATCTGGACCATTTAATGTTGTAGGAGCAGCTACATTTCAAAGTGGAGCTTCTGTAAGTAGTTTTGTAAATGTAAATGGTACTTTAACTGTAGCAGGAGCAACTTCTCTAGCATCTACTCTTAGTGTAGGAAGTGCAGCTAACTTTCTAAGTACAGTTACAATAGCAAGTCATGCTAGTATTGGAGGTAATTTAAGTGTAGGAGGAGCTACTAATCTAGGATCTACTGTTACTGTAGCTGGTGCAGCTATTTTTGAAGACAGTGTATCAGTTAGTGGTAATGTGGATATGGCAGGGAATGTCTCTGTAGGAGGAACTGCACAGATAACTGGTAATGCAAACTTCGATGGAGATGTATCTGTATCTGGTGATGTATCTATAGGTACTAATCTCTTTGTGGGTGGTACTGTAACGATTGTAGGTAATACAACTATGACAGGAGATCTAGGTGTAGGAGGTGCTGTAAGAGTTAGTACAAATGCTTCTGTAGGTGGTACTCTGGATGTAGGTGGTAATGTTTCTATAGGAGGAAATGTAACTGTTAAGGGAGATGTACATGTAAGTAGTAAAGTATGTGCTTCTGCTTTCTTTGGAGATGGTTCTAATATTACAAATGTTCCTATTGATATAACAGGAAATATATCTGTTAATAATGCTACAATTGGTGGAAATTTATTTGTAGGAGGAACAGTAACGGTAGCAGGAATTGGTATATTTGAAACTGATGTGTCTATTTCGGGAGATTTAGATGTAGCTACTAATGCTTCCATAGGTGGTACTTTTACTGCCACAGGGGCTGCTCAATTAGGATCTACAGTAACAGTTGTAGGTAAGGCTGTATTTGAAGGTGATGTATCAGTTAGTGGAGATATAGATGTGGCTACAAATGCATCTATAGGAGGTACTCTAACAGCTACAGGAGCTACTCAGTTAGGTTCAACAGTTACAGTAGTTGGTATTGCTATATTTGAAAGTGATGTTTCTGTATCTGGTGATCTTGATGTAGCTACTAATGTTTCAGTAGGAGGTACTTTCCAAGCAACAGGGAATGCAAACTTTGATGGTGATGTTTCTGTAAGTGGAGATGTTTCTATAGGAACTAATCTTTATGTTGGTGGTACAGTTACGATTGTAGGTAATACAACTCTAACAGGTAACTTTGCAGTAGGTGGTACTACTACTATAACAGGTAATTCAGGATTTTTAGGTACAATTAGAGTAAGTGGTAATACTTCTCTTGAAGGTCAGTTACAACTAACTGAGTCAGCAGCAGCAGCCGTACATACAACGGCTATTAATGGTATAACTTCTGTTTCTCTTAATTTTGGTACAGCACAAAACTTTCTGACTACGGTTACAGCAGCACATACAATGGCTAGACCTACTAATGCTAGAGTAGGTCAAGTAGGTAGTGTCTTCTTTGTACAGTCAGGAGGAAGTGGGACTCTAGCTTGGAATGCTGCTTGGAAGTTTCCAGCAGCTACAGATCCAACCTTTTCTACTTCTAATGGAGCCGTAGATAGACTTGATTATATTGTTGCTTCTATTTCAAGTGACAATACAGGTGAAAATATACAAGCAATTTTATCACAGGAATATGGATAATGGTTTTTCAAAATAATTTATTAATGGGTGCTGCTTCTGCACAAGATGGTGGTGGTAGTGGTCAGCTTTGGGCATGGGGTGCAAATTGGCAGGGCCGATTAGGAATTGGAAGTACAACTTTTAAGTCTTCCCCTGTCCAAGTTGGTTCTGATGAAGATTGGATAAGTGTTTCTGGTGCATCTGCTAATGGTGTTGCGGGTGCTACGAGATCAGATGGAACTATCTGGGTATGGGGAGGAGATAATTATGGTGCAATGGGGCAGGGAACATTAGGACAAAAATCTTCTCCCACACAAATTGGTTCTGATACGAATTGGTTCCAATTACGGCAAGGGGTTGATTCTACTTATGCTTTAAATAATGACGGTGAATTATGGTTTTGTGGAAATAATAATTATGGACAAGGAGGGCAGGGCAATACAGACCAGACTTATTCTTCCCTGACTCAAATCGGTTCCTTAACTGATTGGAAGGGAAGTATGACGCAAGACGATATAAATGATGGCTTTAGTACTTGGAGTCCCATGAGTTATGGTATGCTTATTATTAAATCGGATGGCACTTTGTGGGCATGGGGTAGAAACTCTTCGGGAAATATAGGGGACGGAACCACAACTAATCGTTCTTCTCCAGTTCAAATTGGTTCTGATACAGATTGGCAGTGGGTGTCTGTACAGTCTTATCATACAGTAGCACAACGAACTGATGGCAGTATCTGGGTATGGGGAGTAAATACTGAGGGACAATTAGGCTTGGGAACTATTGGGGCAGAACATAATAAATCCTCCCCTGTACAGCTAGGATCAATCACAGATTACAAACACTTTGGTGCCGGATATAAAGTTACTTCTTTGATAAAGGCTGACGGAACTCTTTGGATGTGTGGAGAAAATACTTATGGTCAATTAGGTACTGGAAATACCACCAATTATTCTTCTCCTGTTCAAATTGGTTCTGATACTGACTGGCATCGGGTTTTACCGGGATATAATTATTGGGGTGCTACGAAAACAGACGGTACTATCTGGGTATGGGGACATAATGCTTATGGTGAACTAGGTCAAGGTGATACAACTAATCGTTCTTCGCCTGTTCAAATTGGTTCTGATACGGATTGGGGGAATAATATGGGTGGTGTTTATTATAGTAACAATATCAGAGGACTTTGATAACATATGTATTTTTTAACAGGCTTTCCTCGTTCTGGTTCGACACTTTTAAAGTGTTTACTGAATCAACGCCCTGATACTTATGCAAGTAATACTAGCAATCTGTCTGATATGATAGAAGCATTTGATTATCTGTGGAAAACAAATACAACAAGTCCAGTAGGATCAACTGATGGTTTAAGTCAAGAAGAGTGTATTAAACTCCTACAGCATCAACGATATGCTAATATAGATAAACCTATAATTTTTGATAAATCTAGAGGATGGCCGAGTATTATTGAGTTAATGAAAAAGGTACAGGATACAATAAAGATTATAGCAACAGTACGTCCTGTTAATGAATGTATAGCTTCAGGGGTGAAGATATTTAATCCTGATAATCTTCAAGGAAACGATGTTAATGCCGCATTAAAAATATGGTTAGAAACTATACTTGGTACTTATACAAGTATAAGAACAAGTTATGAAAAATATCCCGATAACTTTTTGTTAATTGAGTATTCTGATTTAGTTAACAACACTCAAGATCAAATGGATCGTATTTCTGATTTTATTGGCGTAAAGAAATTTGATCACGATCTTAATAATG